GGCAGCATAGCCGGGCGAGGCGGACCCCGGGGCCATGGGGCCTGACGTATCGGCATAGTAACCATTGTATATGCCGGCAAGGCGGGGGAGAGAACTCTCGGCTTGCCGGCGCCCTGGATGTTGCCGCGTATTTGCGAGACTCACGGTGCGACCAAATAAAGCACTTCGAAATGAATTGCCACTCGGGAAAGAGTCTCCATCCTGAGTGATGCGATGAAGCTTGCATCATATCCCCAGTGGGTTGATTTCCAACGTCAGCCGAACACTCTGGGCTGAATCGGCGTTCCCGCACCTAACCGAACGAATCGTGGGCCGCAGAGACGCTTATGTTTTGGCGTTGTCCCAGTTGGAGGACTTGCGGGGTGCTGTTCGGATGACTTCGGGAGGCATGCTTGCGCCGGCCCCCGGGAGCCCTTCCCGGACTCATCCGAACGCCCTCGGGACCGTTGGGTTCTCAGGGTGCGGGCGGGGCTAGCCGGCCAGCGGCGGCAGGCCCCTCAAGGCGCGCGAGCGCTCGACGCACCCGGGCGTGAGGTCCAGGTCGTCGGGGCCGAGGGCCTCCACGCCGAAGGCGTCCATCAGCGCCCGGGCGTCCTCGCCCAGGGCCGCCTCGAGCGCCTTTGCGGGCGACATCCACGCCAGGCGGCCGCGCGGCTCGGAGTTGACCTGCGACATCACCAGCGAGCAGTCCTCCCGCGCCAGCAGGTCGAAGCGCAGCCCGCGCCCCTTGGGCAGCAGCTTCCTTATCTCGACGTGGTTCTTCTCGCAGCCGCCCTTCTGGTCGGCGCGACGCGGGTCGCAGTAGAACAGGCGGGTCTCGCCGTCGCGCTCGCCGACGAGGGCGGCCAGCCCGCCCTCGTCGGCGAACTCGTGGCCGTTGTCGGTGAGGACGGCCCCGAAGACCCTGCGCACGGCGGCCTTCCCGCCCAGGGCCGAGCGCACCAGGCCCAGGGCGCGGGCCACCTCCCCGGACGTCTGGGCCTCGAGCAGCAGGGCCAGCTGGAAGCCCGTGGGGCGGTGGAACAGCGTCAGCAGGCACGCGGCGTCCGCCTCGCAGCCCTCCACCGTGTCCATCTCCCAGGCGCTGTCCCTGACGCCCTCGTCGAGGGCCTCGAACGCGCCGTGCGACCTGCGCTGCGAGTGCGGGGTCGGCTTCCTCGGGGCCGACCGCGACCTCTTGCGGTAGCCCACCTTGCGGCGCAGCTCCAGGTTGGTCATCCCGCCGTAGCCCGCGTCCACCCAGCGGTAGACCGTGGACTGCGAGACCCCCAGCTCGCCCCCGTAGCATGCGCTCACCTGGGCCGGCGACATCCCGCGCGATATGGCCCCCCTGATGACGGCGAGCTTGCGGCCCATCGACGCCTCGTCCTCGTCGAGGCCCCGGCGCGCCTCGGAGAGCTCGCGGTCGGCGGCCTCCTGGGCGGCCTTGGCGCCGTAGAACGCCTTCGGCTTGCGGCTGCACCCGTATCCCCCGCGCTTCGCGCACCCGTTGCAGCAGCGGGGCCACCCCGCGAGCCTGGGGCACGACTCGCCCAGGTCCTCGGGGGCGGGCTGCCCCGCCATCGGCTTTGGAGACGTCACGAACCGGTGCCTCGCCACCTCGTCGGACACCGTCGAGGGCGACCTCCCGAGCTCCCGGGCTATCGCCCTGCACGACTCGCCCCTGTCCAGCATCCGCTCTATCGAGTTGCGCTCGGCCCTCGTGAGCCTCGCGTAGGACCTTCCCGGGCCCTTCTCCCTCTTCCTCGCCATGCGTCCCTCCGAATCCTTCCGGGGCCGGCCGTTCCGGCCCGCGGGGGTTCGGGTTCCCAGGCTCAGGGGGACGCGTGCGGTTGAGTTAAAGAACTGTTCGGGTGAAGTTGAAAATCAAGGCATATCCCCAGTGCTTGCCAGGTGGCCGATTTCTCACCACTCGATCGCTTACCTGCTCATTGCAATGATAAAATGCGAGCTCGTGGTACTGAATCGTTTATCGGCGCAGCATACAATTGAGCATATTCTGATTTGAGGCATAGCATGTCAACCGTCGAGCATTCAACCGTCAACACCTTCAACGAGGACGCTTTTGAGCAGGGCATCATCGATCATCTCTGTACTGCACACGGCTACGAGTATCTTCATGGGCCCGATGTGCCACGTTCGTCCGATGCCTTCGACGACGCCTTTTTGCCCGATGTCATAGTGCCTGCGCTTGAGCGCATTAATCCCGGTGTCAACCGGCGGGCCATAGATGCGGCTGTTACCAAGCTTAAAGAGATTGAGGGCAGCACGCTCGTTGCCAAGAACAAGGTCTTCACGGATATGTTGCAGGGTGGCGTGGAGGTCCGCTGGTACGATGGCAAGGAAGATAAGAACGATATCGTGCGCCTTATAGATTTCGACAATCCCGAGCGCAACGAGTTTCATGTCGTAAACCAATGGACCTACATCGAGCGCGGAACGAACAAACGGCCCGACGTTATCGTGTTCGTGAATGGCTTGCCGCTCGTGCTTTTCGAGTTGAAGTCGCCTGCTCGCGCTGATGCTGACAATGAAGATGCCTATCAGCAAATCCAGAACTACAAGCGCCAGATTCCGACGCTCTTCGTGTACAACGCCTTCTGCGTTATCAGCGATATGTTGCACACCAAAGTCGGTACCATCACCGCCAACGAGTCGCGCTTTGTAGAGTGGAAGAGCGTTGACGGCAGCTACGAGGCAACTCAGTTCGCCGATTGGAAAACACCCCTGGACGGCATGTTTCCCAAGGCGCGTCTCATCGACATCCTGAAGAACTTCATCCTGTTCTCCGAGGATGCAAAGATTCTTGCGGGCTACCATCAGTACTTCGCTGTGAAGAAGGCGCTTGGAAGCGTGCATGAGGCCATTGGTGGCGATGGCAGGGGTGGCGTCTTCTGGCATACGCAGGGTTCGGGCAAATCGCTCTCGATGGTGTTTCTTGCCCATCTTCTCGAAGAGAAGCTCGATAGCCCTACCATAGTGGTGATTACTGACCGCAACGACCTTGACTCGCAGCTTTTCGCGCAGTTCTCCAAGTGCTCGGACTTCCTGCGCCAGACGCCTGTGCAGGCGCAGAGTCGAGCGGACCTTGCTCAGCAAATTTCCAGCCGTCGTGCCAACGGTATCATCTTTACCACTATGCAGAAGTTCGAGGAAGAAGCTTCTGCGCTTTCCGACCGCAAGAACGTTGTGGTGATGGTTGACGAGGCGCATCGCGGACAGTATGGCTTCGAGGAGAAGTTTGACCGTGATGGCAAGAAGCACACGGGCACCGCGCTGCTCATCCGTCGAGCTCTGCCGAACGCGACGTTCATCGGTTTCACCGGTACGCCCATTTCCATCGATGACCGCTCGACTCGCGAGGTGTTCGGTGACTACATCGATGTCTATGACATGACGCAGGCTGTGGAGGACGACGCAACGCGTCCTGTGTTCTACGAGAGCCGTGTCATCGCGCTCAAGCTTGACCAAGGCATCCTTGCCAAGGTTGATGACGAGTACGAGAAGCTCACCGAGCAGGCCAACGCCGAAACCATCGACGCAAGCAAGCGCGACTTTGCGAATCTGGATGCCGTCTTGGGTGCGCCTGAGGTCATCGACGCACTGTGTCAGGACATCGTTGAGCATTACGAAACCAACCGCGCGCACGAGCTCACCGGCAAGGCGATGATTGTGGTGTACTCGCGACCTGCCGCCATGGCTATATACCAGCGAATCTGCGAGCTCCGTCCCTCCTGGAAGGAAGGGGGAAAGCTCGGTGTTGTTATGAACAACAGGCTGCATATGTTTACCTGGTATTTTGTTTTCCTTCGTCCCAAAATGTCCCATTCATGGCAAGATTTGCACGCGCCCCGAGGGCGTCGGGCAGGCTCGGGGCGTGCTCCCGGTCGGGGTGGTCGTAGTGCACCGTGAGGGTTCGGGAGTCCCTCACATGCCCCATGGAGAGGTTCACGTCGCCGGCGTCGGCGCCCGCGTCGAGGGCAAGGGTGGCGAAGCTGCGGCGCAACGACCTCAGCGTGACATGGTCGAGGCCGGCCGACCTGCACGCGGCGCTCCATCGGCGGCGGAAGCTGTCGAGCGGCACGGGCCTGCCGCAGCCGTCGTCCACGACGTACACGCATCCCTCCTCGAGCGCCTGCGCAGCGGCCTGCGCGACCACGCGGCCAGCCTCGCCCGGCACGCTCGCGACGCGGGCGCTCTGGGCGTTCTTGAGCCTGCCTGCCAAGCCCGACGTGTACGCGAGGGCCTGGTCGGCCACGCGGAAGACGGCCCTCTGCGCGTCCTCGTCCCACACGACGGAGTCGGCGCGCACCGCCAGGGCCTCCGCGGGGCGGCACCCGCCGGCGGCCATGAGGAGCACGCCGGCGAGCATCATGCGGCCGCCCCCGGCGGCTGCCTGGAGGTAGGGCGCAAGGTCGAGGGCCGTGCGCTCGGGGTCCCCCGCGCGGGCGTTGCTCGGGCGTATGGCGGCGGCGATCGGGTCGCGCGAGACGAGGCAGAGCAGGTACGCACGGTTCGAGACCCGCCTCATGAGGGACAGGCACGCCATGCCCGTGCGGCGGGTCAGGCCCTGCAGCCAATCCTGAACGTCGGCTCCGGTGTACGCGTCGAGCCTCGTCGTGCCCCAGCGCTCGGAGACGCGCCGCCACATCGACACGTACCCCCTGACGGTCTCCGGCGCGCACGTCCTCTGGATCTCGGGCAGCACGTCGCGCTCCCAGAGCTCGTCGAAGGTGGGCACGCGGGGGCGCCGCTGCCCCGTGTCGTGGAGCGTCTGCAGCTCGGCCAGGCGGCGCTTCGCGGCGCGCTGGGTGCCGCGGAAGGTCTCAGAGTGGCGCATGTACCCGCGCCCGTCGCCTATGTCGGCGCTGTACCGGATGCGCCACTTGCCCTTCGAGACCTCGGTGAGGCCTCCCCACTCGCCCGTGGCCATGGGACACCTCCAAATGACTGATCGTAAAAAACGGTAATAATCCGCCACGCTAGACGGCTACGGCAAATCGGCCAAATCGGCATAGATTAGCCCACGACCCCCGTCTATTTGCCGAAAGGGGCCGTTTTCGGCCTCTTTCGGCCGATAGATTGCATTGCTTTCGATTCAAACGCCGGTCTCTTCGCAGCGGGGTCGCCTTCGGGCGGCCCCGCTTTTTTGCGTTTGCGGGCAGGTCGGGGCACCATCTTCGCGACCTCACGAAAATGGGGGGCCGCCAGGGCTCTCGGCGGCGCTAGGCCACGAGCAGCTGCCGCTCCCCGGGGGTCACCTTGCCCATGACGAGGGGGACGGCCCCGTAGTTCCGGCACGCCTGGAGCAGGTTCTGGGGCACGTCGCTCACACCCCCAACGTTCAGCTCACGCGTCATGGTGACTCCAAACGAAAGAGGGCGACCACCAGAAGGCAGCCGCCCTGGGCAGGGCTCCGTGGAGGCCCCCTGCCGTGTCACTGCCGGAAACTACACCGCCCCCGCCGCGCCGTCAAGCCAGGCCCGCGAAGGAGACGCGCCTACTGCCCGTTGGCGGCGACGAGCGCGTCGACCGCGGAGACGAGCCCCTCCGGGTCTATGACGGGCGTCGGCATCGTGCCGACCTGGGCCATCGAGGAGAGCATCGACACGTAGGCCTGCGCCTGCGGGTACATCGACGCGGCGGCGGCCACCTTGGCTGCGTGCGCGGGGTCGGCTTCGCCTGCGGGCACGGACACGACGCCGACGAGCTTCACGGCCGCCCTCGCCCTCGGCATCGAGCCTTCCTCGTCGACGAGCTGCACCGTTATCCCGACCGACGCCGCGTAGGTCAGCCAGCCGTCGGAGTCGGCGGGAAGCTGGGAGAGCTGCCCCATCTCGACGTTCGCCTCGGCCGACATCGACACGCCGGGACCGTCGGGGTTCGTCCACACGGAGCATTCCGCGAGCCTCACGGACTCCACTCGCGCATTCGAGATATAGCCTGGCACGACCATCACGCCCTTCCGACCACAACTGAAAACTTCGAGCCCGATACGCCGCCGAACGCCGAGGAGCCGACTGCGGCCGTGACCCCCAGGGGTACCGCGACGGGGGCCTTGTGAATCTCGGCCATCTCCATGAGCTGCTCGGCTGCCTCGGGGCAGTCCCTGAGCAGCGCCATCAGCCTGTTCGCGGTCATGGACTGCTGCATGGCCCCGGTCTCCCAGCGGCTGGCGGTCGGCGAGGACACGCCCAGCAGCCTCTCGAACTCCCTTTGGGTGAGGCCGAGCGACTTGCGCAGCTCCTTCACCTCGTCCGGCGCGAGAAGGCCGTGGGCACGGGCGTACTCGCGCGCCAGGGCGCGGGAGAGCCTTTCGGCCTCGGAGACCTGCATCTCGTCGTTGCCGCAGGCGTCGCAGACCCACCGGTCGATGCCATCGACCGTGAACTCCTCGCCCCGGTACGCCTCCGTCATGGCCTCGGCCGTGCGCCTCATCTCGGCGCCGCATTCCAAGCACCTCATCGTGTCCTCCTAATGCAAGTAGCCTTCCCAGTTCGCCGACAGGACGCACAGCGATGCCGTGCCGTCCTCCCTGACGGTGAACTTCACGTACCATTCCTCGCCCTCGTACTCGACGCCACGGTACACGTCGCCCCAGCAACCCGGCATGACATCGAGCTCGACCGACTTGTAAAAGTCCTGCGGGTCGATGGCGTCGAACAGGCCGGTGACGAAGCAGCCGGTGTCGTTGCGTCCGTGGCGGTTCCGTATGAAGTCCCGCGCCCGCCTGTTGACGGTCAGCTTGCCTTCATGCGCTAGGCGTCGCGCCTCGTCGAGCGAGTGTGTCGGATGGCTCCTCTCATGATTCAATCCCATTTTGCTCCTTACAATTTAGCGTAACGATAAATTGTATGCAACGCACCAAACCGTCACGGAAGCCCCGCCCGCCGATTTTCCGTCTGCACGTCAGCGGCTACGCCACGTCCCTGGCCGAAACGCGATCACGTGAGTCCCCCGGGCGGTTCTCGGGGAGGGCGCACAGACCCTTGGCCACGCCGGCGAGGGACTCGCGGCCCGCCTGCGTCATCGAGTCGTAGGCGTCCACGACCTGCCGCTTGAGGGGGTCGTCGGGGCGGCACGCGGCCTCGGGCGCGGGGGCGTCCCCGCCCTCGTCCCACCCGCACAGGTCGTTCGGCGTGCAGCCCAGCGCCTTCGCGCAGTCCACGGCGTCGGAGAGGGACATGGCCGCTTCCTCCCTCTCCCAGCTGCCAACAATTCGTTTAGTCGTTCCAATCTTTGAAGCCAAGTCGTCTTGAGTGAGTTGTTTCGCTTTTCGAATCTCTCTCAGGCGCAAGGTGTACTCCTTGTCCATAGGCTTCACCTCCTATGGCGAGAAATCTACCAAAAACGTGTATATGAATCAACTTAATTGGCAGAAAAGTATTGACAAGTTCGTAAAGCGTATCTATTCTGCAGAGTCAGAAGTACGGTTTGCGGACTTAATATTAGGAGGAAGTACCAATGACGGATTTGGAAGAGATTTTCCCGAGTCGCTTGAAGGCCTACATGGACCTCTCGGGCATGGGCGCCGAGCGCCTGGCGCGCGAGACGGGCTGCTCCGTCGACGCGATTCGCAAGTACATGAGCGGCGCGATGCTGCCGCAGTTCAAAACCGCGTTCCGCCTCGCGCAGGCCCTCGGGTGCACGCCGAACGACTTGTGCGGCATCTCCCTGGACGCGCCGTCCAGACGCGACCCGCGCACGGCCTCCGGCGTCGCCCAGTCTGCCGCCGCCAATGCCGCCGCATCCCCCTACGCCGAGGCCGACCACTACACCGTCGCCACCAAGCACGTCATCGCCTCCCCCTTCGCCCCGGCAGTCTAAGGAGGTTTCACGATGTTCAAACGACCTGATAAGGGTTCCATCGTCGGCTCCCTTGAGATCAACGGCAACCGCTACTCCGTCGAACAGGACGGCATGCGTGCCGCCTACGAGTGCGAGGTCGGCGACTACCAGCTCGCCGTGCTCGACGTGAGCATGCTCGCGAGCCTGCTCGGCGAGGAGCTGTGCCGCCACGCTCTCAAGGAGGTCGACGAGTGTTCGTCGGCGCTGGAGATGTTCGTCGGCGACGTGATCACCGACCACATGAGCGGGCCCGTGGACAACTTCAGGATCTGCGTCGACGGGCCGTACTTCATGCGACGCGAGGGGATCAGCCTCGAGCCGAGCGGCTTCATTGGTTTTGCGGGGTGGGCCGACTCTTGCAATGAGCGCCCGTTTTTGTGCGCCTTCGCGCGCTGGCTCGACGAGTGGCTCCTCTCGCCCGAGATGCGCGGCCTCGGCGGGGAGGGGGTCTAGCCATGCACACGAGGGAACTGGGTCTGACGCGCGAGGGGGTGCGGGACGGGTTCGCCCGCGCGATAGGCACTTACGACGGGCTCACCAAGAACGACATTCACCAGCTCGCGCACATGGTGGGCGTGGAGCTGTGCCGCCGCAACAGGCGCATCGCGGGCGGGAGGGCGAAGGGCACACGGATGGAGGTGGGCGCGGTCGGCGTCAGCTGCTACGAGGGCTGCGTCGAGTCCGCCCTCATCCGCGTCGACTGCTCGGACCACGTGACCCGCGAGGGGATCAACATCAACCTCGACCGCCCACTGGGCATCGCCGAGTGGGCGGACGAGAGGGACGCGATGCCCTTCCTGCGCGCGCTCGACGCCTGGGTGGACGAGGTCAGGGACGAGCTGTTCTGGCAGCGCATGCACAGGGGGAAGGGAGGCGGTAGGGATGCTTAACGAGCCAGGCAGCCCGCTCAACGAGCTGGGAGGTATGGCCAGCCCGCTCACGACGGGCGAGCGCGCCCGCATCGAGGAGCTCGGCGAGCTCTCGAGGTTCCTGCGCGAGGTGGCCGCGTCGGAGGACGCCGTCGACCCCGACTACCTCAGGGCCAAGGCCGTCGCCCTCGACTTCAGGGCCGAGCTCATCGCTGAGGACGCACGGAGGCTCATGCGCAAGGGGCCAGCGCAGGTCGTCGACGGCGCCACGGTGTGCCTGCGCGTCGTCGACCTCGGCCTCGGGCCCATGGGAGCGCGCGAGGTCGAGGGCCCGTGCCGCGCGCTGGAGGGCGCCGCCGTTGACGTCGTGCGCGCAATCAACGACCTGCGCGGCAAGCAGGCGTTCAGGTACAGCGACGGCCTGGCGATGCTCGCCGACCAGCTCCTCTCGTGCGCCCGTTACATGCGGGAGATGTCGGAGGGGATGGAGGACGGCGATGAGTGACGAGGGAGTGACTTGCTACAGGCGCATGTCGGCGCCGATGGGCGCCGGGGAGCTTGAGGAGGCCGCGGGGCTCCTGCGAGACGCGGCCGGGTGCGTCGACAGCGCGGCCGAGCGGATGCACTGGATGGAGGCGCACCAGTTCGGCAGCGTGCTCATGTGGTGCAAGCAGGTACTTTCGGCCGTGTCCGCCAGGCTCGGCGAGCGCGCGGAGAGGGCCAGGGAGCAAGCCAGGCGCGAGGAGGGCTTCGAGCAGGGGTACGTCGACGCACTCGACCTCGACGCGGAGATCTTCGCGCAGGCAAACCCAGGCTTTTCGAGCGAGGAGTGACCGAGGAAGCAAGCAAATCTACCGACCAGTGAGAAAGGACAAGGACATGAGCGCGAAGAAGGCAACGAAGGTCTACCACATCAGCACCTCCGACGCGAAGGCTGCGGAGAAGGCCGACAAGGCCATCCGCGAGATGCTTGAGAGGATCGGCGCCGAGGAGGAGGACGGGGGCGACGGCGACGGCCTGGAGGCCGACCTGGAGGGGCTCGCCCGCACCGTGATGCCGGCCGTCGTGCTCTGCGACCGGGCCAGCGCCGCCGCGAGCCTTGCGGAGGCGGAGGTCTGGAACCTCGCCGCCGACGCGCTCGACACCGTCGCGGAGGACGCGGCGGCCCTGCGCGAGGCGGCGCTCGAGGAGGACGAGGGCGACTACACCCTCGCCTGTGCCCTCAAGGCCGAGGCGCTCGCGCTTTGGGCGGGTCGGGCTGTGGCGGCCAAGCGCGGGACGGTGGCGGCGTGCCTGCTCGGCGACGCGTGCAAGGCGGCCTCCGAGATCATCGGCGTCAAGGTCGTGGCGGCGCTCGGGTAGCGCCCGGCGAAGACGGCGGCCTGGGTTTTATCGGACGATCTCAAGAGTGAGGGAGCGAGCGATGAGGTCGAGGCTGAACGTCGTGCTCGCTGAGAAGCGGGTGACGAAGACCGCCCTGGCGCGGGAGCTCCGCGTGCACAGGCAGGTTGTGTACGTGTGGAGCACCGACAAGGGCATGGCAGGCCTCACGGTGGGCAAGCTCTGCCGCGTGGCGCAGGCGCTGGGGTGCGACCCCAGGGAGTTGTTCGAGCCGTGAGGCTCAGGGAGGGAGGCGGTCGCATGTGGCCATCGCCGCTGCGGCACTACATGACGAAGTACGAGGAGGACGGCGTGCTCTGGGTCGAGTCTTGGATCCAGGTCGAGCTTTTCAACCGCGCGTGGTGCCTGTCTCGCAAGAGGATGCGTATAGGGGGAAGGCCCCTCTCGGGGCCCTCCGACGGCGCTACTTCCTGACCCATCCCCTGCCGGGCTGCTGGGTCGGGGGGAGCCTGTCCCCCTGACCGATGTGCACGACGCGGGGGTTGCTGACCTCCCCGCCTCTCGGACCGACCTCGACCCACCTTCCGGGGGTCTGGTTGTCCTCTCCGGGCTTGTGGATGTTTTTGGCCATGGAGTCTCCAATCTCCTCGGGAATAGGCCGCCCGGCGCCGGCACGCGCCGGGCACCGCCTGTTTTCGGCGGATAAACGGGAGTCTACGCACGGGGCGGACAGATAAACAACGAGAACGGAGGTTGCACGATGAAATCAAGGTTGGAGGACATGCTGGCGGAGAGGCGCGTGAAGAAGCGCGAGCTGGCGGACGACGTGGGCGTGCGCCCCCAGGCGGTGGGGAAGTGGTGCACCGACAAGGGCATGGAGGGACTCACGGTGGGGAAGCTCTGCCGCGTCGCCGACGCCCTGGGGTGCGACCCGAGGGATTTGTTCGAGCCGTAAACGAAAGCGGCCCCGGTGAGCTGCAACCTCGCCGGGGCCATGGTCACCATCGAAGGGAAGATGACGGGATGGATTCTAGCACAGCATGGTTTGACGAGTTCCGGGAGTGGGCGGAGGCCCTCGCGGGCGCGCTCGCCGCCGTGGTTTTCGTGGCCGTCGGCGTGGTGCTGCCGCAGGCGCTCGACGAGGTGTGCCCGGCGCTCTTCGACGCGCTGGGGCTTGTGTGCGCGGCTGGCGCCTTCGTGGGCCTGCCGGCGTGGTTCCTGACGAGGAGGTAGGCGAGATGGGAGACGGTGAGCAGAGGGCGCACGGGTACGACTTCTCGAAGGTCGACGCGGCGCGCATCTACACGCTCAAGGAGGCCGGCGAGCTGCTCGGCATGGGGTACGGCGAGGTGTGGCGGGCGCACAGGCGCGGGTGCCTGCACACGGTGCGCGCGACCTGGAACGAGAAGGCCGTGCTCGTGCGGGGCAGCGAGTTGCTGAGGGTCATGAAAGAGGAGTTCGTCGCCTGCCAGCAGTAGGCGCGGGAAAGGAAGGTGCTCGATGGTGAGCCATAAGGCGGGGATGAGGGCCGCGAAGGGCGGCATGGGCATGGGGCGCTGCGCGACGCCGCAGGGAGAGCGCGTGGTCGAGACGGAGGACGGGCTCCTCGACGGCCTGGAGGAGCCGGCGCGCACGGCGCCCCTCGACCCCATGGAGGTGCTGACGCACTCGGTGGAGGAGCTCGACTGCCGCGTGGCGGAGCTTGACAGGCAGATGCTCGTGGTGGCGCAGAGGGCCGACGCGGCCTACGAGGCGCGCTGGAAGGCGGAGAGGCTGAGGCGCGACCTCGACGCCGTGGAGGGATGGCTGGCCACGGCGGGGACGGTCGCCGCCGTGGCGCTTTGCGCCGCCGTCCTCGCGATCATGTTCTGCGCGGGGGTGATCTAGATGGCGAGCGACGTCAACCTTGCCTGCCTCACGGGCAGGCTCACCGCGGACCCGGACCTGCGCGCCACGCAGGCCGGGTCCTCCGTGCTGCGCTTCTCCCTCGCGGTCAACCGCGCGGTCAGGGGCGCCGACGGCCAGTGGCAGGAGGTCGCCGACTACGTCGACTGCGTGGTGCTCGGCGCGCGCGCCGACGGCCTGCGGCCCTACCTCTCGCGCGGCATGAGGGTCTGCGTGTCCGGCTCGCTCAGGCAGGCGCGCTGGACGGCCCAGGACGGTACAAAGCGCTCGAAGGTGGAGCTGCTCGCCTCGTCGGTGGTGCTGCCCGACAGGCGCGCCCAGGGCGGCGGGGCGGCGGCATCCATCGCCTACGACCAGTGAACTGTGTCAAGATTTCGGACACTAGGCCGCCAGGTAATCTTTGGTTTCAGACTCCCTCTCGAACACCCCCTCCATCCTTTTCTTGAACTCGTCCATGACCTCAGCCGGATGCCTGTAGCCTATCGAGGAGTGGGGCCTCGACCTGTTGTAGAACCGCTCCATCCAGTCGATGCAGGCGAACTTGGCCTCGTCCCTCGTGGCGAACGTCCTCCTGTGGTACATCTCGTTCTTGAGGCTCGCCCACAGGCTCTCGGCCACCGCGTTGTCCCTGCAGCACCCCGTGCGGCCCACGGAGAGCCTGACGCCGTTCCTTCGGGCCCACTCGGCCAGCTGCGCGCTGGTGTACTGGCTGCCCCTGTCGGAGTGGAAGATCGCGTTGCCCGCGACGTACCCGCGTCTCTTGGCCATCTCAAGGGCCGAGACGCAGATGTCCGCGGTCATGCGCGCCGAGAAGGCCCAGCCCACGACCATGCGGGTGGCCAGGTCCACGACGCTGGCGAGGTACAGCCACCCCTCGCCGGTCTTCAGGTACGTGATGTCCCCGCAGAGCACGGTGGTGGGCACCGGTGGGTCGAAGCGCCTGCGCACCAGGTCGGGCCGGTCGGGGGCGTCGGGGTCCTGCACCGTCGTACGCTTCCTGGAACGCGGTTGGCACCCGCGTATGCCCAGCTCGCGCATCGACTTCTTGACGGCGTAGCCGCTGGAGGGCGACCACTCGGGGGGCAGCTCCGCCTTGACGCTGCGCCACCCGAAGACCCCTCCGCTGCCTTCCCAGACGCCCATCACGACGTCCTTGAGGCCCGCCAGGGGGTCCGTGGGACCGCCTGCGGACACCCACGAGTAGTACCCCGAGCGGGACACGCCCAGCAGGCGCGCCATCATGGACACTGGGAAGTCGGAGCGCTTCTCCCACATGAGGGCGTACGAGTCGCCTACGCCGTGGTCCTCGCGAAGTAGGCGGCGGCTCTTCTTAAAAAATCGTTCTCGAGCTCAAGCTCCCTGATTCTCTTGCGGGCGGCGGCCAGCTCGGGGTCGGGCTTGGGCTCGGCGGGCTTGAGCCTGGCGGTGCCCCCCGTCCCCAGCTCGCGCCTGCGATCGGCAACCCAGTCGGACAGCGTCTTGTCGTTGAGCCCCAGCTCCTTGGCGCACTGCTTTATCGTCTTGCCGCTCGCCAGCACGAAGTCCGCCGTGTCCTTCCGGTACTGTTCGGGGTAGGGCCTGCCCGGCACGTGGTCGTTGGCCATCTCGGATCCCTTCTCTGAAGTGGTGCTTCCATTTTACCTGCCGGAGCGGTGTCCGAAAAAACGATACACCTCACCTCGCGGACGGGATCGGGAGCCAGCAGGGCCAGGCGGCCTCCGCGGGGACCTCCCTCTCGACGGCGGTCGGCACCTCCCTGGCCGGCATGCCCGCCGCCATGCGCGCGGTGGGGTCGAGCTCTGGCGGGTCGCTCGCGTCGGCCCTGACCGGAACCTACGGATCCGTCTCGGCAGCCGCCGGCACGCTCAACACGGCGGCGGGCTACGCCGTCGCGGGCATGCCCTCGGCCATGGGGGCCGTCGGGGGGCAGGCGGGGTGGTCGCTCGCGTCGGGCCTCTCCGGCCAGTACTGGTCGGTGTGGCAGGCGGGGTCGGACCTCTCCGGCGCCGCCGCGCAGGGCATGGGAAGCTCGTCGGGCTGGGCCTGGTCGAGCGGCTACGGCCTCGGGTCGAACTTCGCGAGCGGCCTCTGGGGCTCCTGCGGCCTCGTGGCCAACGCCGCCTACGGGGTGGCGCGCACTGCCGCGTCGTACCTGCACCACTCAACGCCCGACGAGGGGCCCCTCGCCGACGACGACGACTGGGGCTTCGAGATGGCGGAGAACTTCGCCGAGGGCCTCATGGGCGGCGCCGACACCATACGGCGCGCGGCCCGCACGGCCGCGCAGGCCGCGAGCTTCACGGGCTCCGCCGGAGCGCAGACACAAGCATCAGGCGACACCGGGGCTGCAGGGGGCGGCGCGACCGTTGTTGTGCAGGCCATGTACGTGAGAAGCGAATCGGACGTCAGGGCCGTGGCGCAGGAGCTGCACAGGCTCAGCCAGGCCCAGGCGAGGAGGGTCTCATGAGAGCCGTTACGTTCGACGGGTTCGACCTGGCGAGGCTCGTGTACGTGGAGGATGTGCGCCGCCCCCTGTACGCGGGCCTGCGGGTGCAGACCGAGACCGTGCCGGGGGCCGACGGGTGCCTCGTACGATCGGCCATGCTCGACAGCATGGAGGTGGAGGTGGACGTGCGCTGCATCCGACCTTCCAAGGTGGAGATGCGCCGCGTCCTGGGCGAGCTTGCGCGCGTGCTCGCGGTCGACGGGCCCCGCAGGCTCACGCAGTCGGACAGGCCGGGCCTGTACGACTTGGCGGTGCCCACGGGGCGACCGTCGGTGGACGAGTGGATGGGCACGGGAGGGGCGACCCTCACGTTCCTGCTGCCGTCTCCCGCCTCCTACGGCCCCAAGAGGGCTGCGACCGTCGGCACTGCCGGTGCGGGGTTCCAGGTGTTCGGCACGTATCGCACGGCGCCCGTGCTCTCGTGCCCGGCGGCCATGCGCGACAAGGCTACGGGACTTTGGGGTGTGCGCCTTGACGGTGGGGACACCCTGCGGGTGGCCCTGGCCGACACCAAGGCGCACAGGGTCGAGGTCGACTGCACGGCCCGCACGGCCACGGTGGACGGCGCGGCAGCCATGGTCACGCTCGACTCCGACTGGTGGTCGCTCGACGCTGGGCGGCACACGGCGACGGTGGAGCTGGGCACGGGCGACGTTGAGATGACGTGGAATGAGAGGTGGCTGTGAGCGGTTTGAGGGTGTTCGTCCTTGCGCAAGACGGCACGCTGGGTCGCGAGGTCGGCCCCGCGTCGATGCTGTCGGCCGTGCGCACCGAGGAGATAAACGCGGACGTGTCGCTGGCGCTGGAACTTTGCGAGCCGATGGAGAAGGGCTTGCGCGTGCTCGTGCGCTCCGCCGACGGCTCATGGCGCGAGTACGAGGTCATGGGCGTCAAGGCGAAGGCATCGGCCGACGGTGCGCCCACGTGGGCGGCGAGCCTCGTGTGGACGCTCTACGGCGACCTGGACGCCTGCATGCAGGGCGCGCTCAAGATGCCCAAGGGCCCCGTTGCTGCCCTCGAGCAAGTGGTGGAGGGCACGTGCTGGGAGGTGGGCGAGGTCGGAGTCTCCGGGACGTCCGCCGTCGGCATGTACTACGAGAGCAAGTGGGAGTGCCTCTCGGCCGTGGTGGAGGCTTTCGGCGGCGAGGTCAGGGCCGACATCGACGTGGGCGCCACGGGCGTCGTGAGCCGCAGGCTCAGCCTGCCCTCGAAGCTTGGCAGCCGCACGTGCGCCAGGCGCTTCGACTGGGGGAGCGACCTCACGGCCGTCTCGCGCAGTGTGGACGAGGAGCCGGTGTACGCCAGGGTCGTGCCGCGCGGCAAGGGCGAGGAGTCGGGCGACGGCTACGGGCGGCGCGTCACGATCGCCGACGCGAACGGCGGCCGCGAGTGGATCGAGGACGAGGAGGCCGCACTCGCCTTCCGCAGGCCCGACGGGAAGGGCGGCTGGGCGTACCCCACGAAGGTCGTGGTTAACGAGTCCGTGGAGGACCCCGCCGAGCTCCTGGCGTGGGGAAGGTCGGTGCTGCATGACTACACCCGCCCCAAAGTGACCTACTCGGCGTCCGTGCTGCAGCTGGCGCGGGCCGGCATGGATACGCAGGGCGTGGCGTTGGGCGACGCGGTGCAGTGCGTGGACAGGGGCTTCGGGCCCGACGGCCTGCGCGTGGAGGGTCGCGTCGTGAAGGTGGAGGCTGACGAGCTCGACCCGACCGACACGAGGCTCACCATCGGGCGGGTGGCGGCGACGCTTACCGACGACCTCGAGGGCCTGCGGCACGACGTGAGCCAGGTGAGGCATGCCGCCGAGGGCATCAACGGCGGCGGGTTGGACCCGGCGGGGTTCATGCAGCGCCTTCTCGGGCGCATCAACGCCGAGATGAACGCCACGGGCGGCTACACGTACCTAAAGCCCGGCGAGGGCATATGGGTCTACGACCGCGCCGAGGACCAGGGGCCGACCATGGCGGTGAACGTGGTAGGTGGCGGCGTGAGGGTCGCGAGCTCCAAGACGGCCGACGGGCAGTGGGACTGGCGCACCGTGATGACCGCCGGAGACGGCGTGGTGGCAGACCAGGTGTGCACGGGGACGCTGCGCGGGGGCTCCAACACCTGGAACCTGTCGACCGGCGACCTCGTCTTCGAGCAAGGAGTCATCCGCAGCGCCGATGGCAGGAACTACTGGAACCTCAGCACCGGCGAGTTCTCGTTCCAGGGGGTGGCCAGCGAGGCGGACGCGATCAAGTCCGTCGACGTCGAGTACGCCCTGGGCGCCTCGCAGGCCGAGGCGCCCGCGACGGGCTGGTCGACGGCAGCCCCGGCATGGCAGGTGGGCAAGTACATGTGGCAGCGCACCAAGACCGTGAGCGGCACGGGCGAGGTGCTCTACAGCGACCCCACGTGCATCCAGGGAGCCAAAGGTGCCGACGGCGCGCCCGGCGAGGCGGGAGCCGACGGGAAGGACGGCACGCCCGGAAAAGACGGCAAGGACGCCCTGCCCGTGTACTTCCACCGGGCCTACGCCATGAACGCCGACGGCTCGCAGGGCTTCACAATCACATGGAAGGACGGATGCAGGTACTTCGGCACCTATGTGGACAACACTCCCGCCGACAGTGCCGACCCCACCAAGTACGACTGGACGCTCTTTGTTGGCAAGGACGGGGCCGAAGGCACGCCAGGCAAAGACGGCGCATCCGGCACGACGTACTACCTGCACATTGCCTACGCCACGAGCGCCGACGGCTCGCAGGGCTTCAGCGTTGACGACCCTGCCGGTAAGACCTACATCGGGCAGTGCGTGGACACGTCGAAGGATGACCCCACGACGCCCGCCTCGTACACCTGGGCGCTCATCAAGGGGGCGGACGGCGCGGACGGGGCCGACGGCATTGGCATCAGCTCCATCCAGGAGCAGTACTACCTGTCGACCAGCAGCACGGCGCAGGCGGGCGGATCCTGGAGCCCGTCGCAGCCTGCATGGGTCAAAGGACGCCACTACTGGACGCGCTCAAAGGTCACCTGGAGCGACGGCAAGGTGACCTACACCACGCCGCAGCTCGCCCGCGCCCTCACGAGCTCGAACCAGGCCGCGAGCGACCTGGACACGAAGCTGACGCAGGAGGAGATATTCAACCGCCTGACCGACGGCGGCCAGACCCAGGGCATCTACCTCCAGGACGGCAAGGTCTACCTCAACGGCGAGTACATCAAGGCGGGGTCCGTGGCGGTCTCGCGCCTCGAGTCCTCGCAAAAGCTGCCGGACGGGTCCGCTGCCATGACGTTGTCTGCCACGTCTGGACCAGCCGGAACGATCGCCACGGGCGGGTCCAAGCAACATTGGCCCGCGTATGTCACAGCGACCACCGGCCCCGACGCCGACGAGTTCTTCCGTATTGTCACGCAGGCAGGCCTGACCAGGCTTTTCCTGGCCCCTCTCGACTATCAGGAATCGGGGACAGAAGGCATGTCAGGAATCGCCATGAGAGGGAGGACGGGGCAATACCAGTACTACGTGGAGATCCACCCAAGCGTAGGCGCGGACGGCGAGGTCGCCCTGAAGGCGAAGATGACGGACAACAGCGCGGGGTACTGGGCGTCCCGCTTGGAGAAGACCATCTGCGTCCTTAACAAATGAGAAAGGGAGGCCATCTATTGGCGACACATGTCTTCGAGCTAGACCTGGGGAAACAGCCGCCGGGCGTGCCGGCGGGAACCATGGTCGCGAGGCAGGGGGACTCCGGCGAGGTGCTCGTGGCGACCCTCACGAGGGGCGGCCAGGCGGCCGACCTCTCGGGCTGCACCGTCGAGCTCATGGCGGTGAGGCCCGACAGGGCTTATTGCACGCAGGCCATGACGGCGAGCGGCCCGACGGCGAGCTGCACGGTCGACGCGTCCTTCTTCGGCGTGCCCGGGCTCATGCGCACTTTTTACATCCGCGTGAGCGGACCGTCCGGGACAGAGACGACGCCCGACATACTTGCGACGGTGCTGCCCGAGGCAGACGTCTCCGGAGTCGAGGCCGCCGAGTACCGCCGCGAGCTCGACGCGCTCATGGCCCTGCTCAAAGCTGCGCAGGACGAGGCGCTGACAGCGAAGACAGGCGCCTCAAATTCCGCCACGGCGGCCAGCGCCTCTGCCGAGGAGGCCAAGGGGAGCGCCGAGAAGGCCGCGGGTTCCGCAACCGCCGCCGAGGGCAGCGCGACCAAGGCATCAGGAAGCGCGGACGAGGCCAAGACCGCCGCCGCGGCCGCTAAGAAGGACGCTTCCACGGCCTCGACCGCCGCGTCGGACGCCCAGGGCAGCAAGGCCGCAGCCGCACAGTCCGCCGAGAGCCTGCGCGCGCTCGACGAGAGGTACCGCTCCTCGGAGGCCGCGCGCGTGGAGGCCGAGGACCTCAGGGTGGCGGCCGAGATGGAACGGAAAAAGGCGGAGGAGGAGCGCGAGGCCGAGGCCGTGAAGTCGGCGTCGGCCGTGACGCTTGACGCAGGCGCCGAGGCGACGGCGACCAAGGAGGGCGGGGTCCTGAAGCTCGGCATCCCGCGCGGTGCCGTGCCCGTCATATCGTTGGAGGCGACGGTCGACGACACGACGGGGACCCCCCAGGTCGAGGTGACGAGGGGAGGCACTGACGAGAGGCCCGAGTTCGGGCTCTCCTTCAGCGGTCTCAAGGCCGTGGGCTGGGCCCAGCCGATGCCCGAGTTCGACGCCTCGACCGGCAGGTACACGAACGAGTCCATCAAGGCGTACTTCGACAGCCAGCGCGACGGCCTCATGCACCTGCAGAAGATACCGAAGGGCGCCGCGACCGCCGTCGAGACGGACGGGTGGTTCCCCCTGCACAGGCTGGTGTGCGGCGGCGCGGACCCGGACGGCTCGCCGTGGGTCGAGTCCATGGCGGACATCGACCCGGACTTCCGCGAGGACGACAACGGCGCCGGCAACAACGTCTGGCAGGCCGTGCAGGTCGTGTGGGAGAGGTGGGACTTCGACTCCGACCCAGACTACGTGCTGCACTACATGCGCGACATGCCGACGAAGGGCATGGAGCCGAACCCCTGCGCCTACCTCCCCGACGGGACCCTGCGACCGTACATGCTCACGGCGAAGTACCCCCTGAGCGTCGACGCGGACGGCCGCCCGAGGTCCGTCAGGGGCGGCAAGATCAAGAACAGGACCGTGTCGCACGACAGCCTCGTCGACCTGTGCGGCTGCTCCACGAGCGGCTACTCCGGCCCCTCGACGTACGACGTCTGGTACAGGTACACGGCCCAGTTCGCGCACGGGACGAAGGACTCGCAGGCCATCGGCGCGGGGTGCACGTCCTACTCCTGGCAGTACTCGCCCTCCGTGGCCGAGGCGGGGACGAACCGGGTCGTGCTCACCGCGTCCCAGGCGGCGAGCGTCCTCGTCGGCTCGAACGTGAGCCTGGGGTCCAAGGCGGACGGCCACACCGACAGGTACTACGCGGACACGTACGACGTCTTCGACATGCGCCTCGTCGCCTCGAAGGAGGCCCTCTCCGACGGCACGGTCGCCGTGGTCGTCGACGGCGAGCCGTTCGACACGGCGCCGACCCAGTTGCTCAGCTCCATGCCGTGGGACGGCGGGCACGCCCGGGAAGGCGACAAGTCTGGCAAGTACCCGGACCTGCTCGAGGGAGTCGAGCTCATGCACGGCGGGTACGAGGTCATGGGGACGGTCATGTACCAGTCTGACGGCGACGGGTGGTACGCCGTCGTGAACCCAGACTCGCGCAACGAGAAGAAGAACGCGTTGGCAGAGGGCGCGGTGAGGACGTCGCTGCGGCACACGGCGGACTCGAAGTGGCCCATCACCGTCGGCTTCGAGGCCGGCCTCGTCGCCCCGATCGGCGATGGGGGGAGCTCGTCGACGGGCATGGGGGACATCAACTACTGCTCGGCGGACGACGCGACGGGCATCCGGGAGGACCTCCACTTCGGCGCCCTCGGGGGCGGGTCGGGGTGCGGGCTCTCCTGCCGCAACGGCTGGAGCGGGTCCGGCGGCGCCAACTGGGACGTCGTGTCGCGCCTCTCTGCCACCGGCCGCTCTATGGGGGTGAAGGCGACATAGTCGGCGAGGGGGCTTGCCCCCTTGTCTTTTGATCGGGGACTCGGCGGGCAGTCGCGCACGTTGTGCCGGTTCGGCAACCTCAGGAACGGGTCGAGGAGCGGGCTCTCCTACCGCAACGGCAGGAACAGGTCCGGCAACGCCAACTGGAACATCGTGTCGCGCCACACTGTCTGGGACGAAACAACACGCCCGCCGTGTACCCCCGCGACGGCGCGGGGGCTCGCCCGGCTCATTTGAGCGAAATATGCCGCAAGACGGCCGGGCTGGTAGCGAAAGCGAACGCTCGGATGGCAGACAGAGAAAGGGTCTTGGTTTGAAGACGTACTGCAAGGGATTGAAGCTCGACATGGCGCTGGCCTCGGCCGCCTACGCGGAGTGGCTCGCGGCGCCGGCCGGGAGGAAGAACGCCTGGCGTGTGTCCCGGGAGTTCGGCTCGCCCGAGGCCCTGCTCTCCGAGATCGTCGACGAGGTGTCACGGCGCTGTGTGAAGTTCGCCCCGATCGCGACCCAGGCGAAGTGGGACGACAACGCGCAGAAGTGGCGGAACATCTCGGTGGAGAGCGTGAAGGAGCAGGTGGCGTGCTACATCGTGCTGCACGCCATAGACCCGCTCCTCAAGGCAAGGGTCGGGTACTGGCAGGTCGGCGGCGTCAAGGGCAAGGGCCAGATCTTCGGGGCGAACATGCTCAGGCGGAAGATGCGCCGGGGCATGCCGTTCGCCCACGGGGACTTCAGACACTGCTTCGAGAGCATCGAGGCGGGTCCGACGGTCGAGTACCTCGCCAGGTACGTGCGTGCGCCCTGGGTGGTCTACCTCGCGCGGGAGATATTGGCAAACATGGGAGGGCACCTCGTGCTCGGAAGCCCGCTGAGCCTGGGGCTGGCGCTGCTCGTCCTTTCGGAGGCATACCACGCCGTCGAGGGGCTGGCCCACTTCAGGCGCGGCAGGCGCATATCGTGCGTCGCCTTCCAGGCTTGGTACGCCGACGACGTCTTCGTCTTCGGGACCTCGGCGAAGGGCGTGCGCAGGGCGATGTCGGCCATCGCCCGCACGGCCGCGCGCTTCGGCGCCCGGCTCAAGCCGTGGAAGGTGTGCAGGGTCGGCACCGAGTGCGCGGACTTCGCCGGCATCAGGTGCCACGAAGGCGCGACATCCATCCGAAAGAGGCTCTTCAGGCGCATGCGCCGCGCCTTCCTGCGCTTCAGGCGAAAGCCCTGGAGCCTGCGCCTGGCACGGCGCATCCTCAGCTATTGGGGGTGGGTCAGGCACACGTCGAACCAGAAGCTCCTCCAGCTCCGCGGGTGGGCGAGGGTGGAGCGGATGGCCGCAGCAACTGTGAGGAGATACGCATGATTGTAGAGGAGACGCTCGGGCACGAGCCGCCCCGCGTGGCCGTCCACGGCGGGGACGTGTGGCTGCGCCGGAACATCGGCGAGCGTGCGATCCAGGACGGCAGCGGCCGCGAGGTGAGGCAGTGGGTGTGCGAGATGGTCCACTTCTCGGCCGAGGATGCCACGGCCGCCGACGTGGAGCGCGACTTTGGTGCGCTGTGGGAGGAGCACGCCCTCGACGGCATGACCGACGCCGAGCGCATCGCGGCGCTTACGTTCAGCGACTCGGATGCCTTCGACGCGCTTGCAGAGCTGGGCGACATGCTGGCCGAGCAGGCCGACGCGCTTGCGGAGCTGGGAGACATGGTGGCATCGCTGCAAGGGGGCAAATAGCGTTGAAGAACAGGCTGACAAACGAGGACATCGATGTCATCCAGGCACAGTGTGAGGAGCGTGTCTGGGAACCTTTCCCTGGCATCACCATCGTGGCGTGGAACCTTCCGAACGGCTTCACCATCAGCGACCAGAGCGGGTGCGTCGACCCCAAGAACTACGACAGGGAGATCGGCGTCGGCATCTGCCGCGAGCACCTGCGCGACAGGCTGTGGATGCTGTACGGCTTTCTCCTCAAGGACCAGTTCGGCAAGGGAGGCGAATAGACGTGGCGAAGATCTATTACAGGCAGGTCAAGGCGGGCAAGCGCACGCTCGACGAGGTGCCGGAGTACTGGCGCGCAAAGGTACGCGAGATGCTTGAGGCAGACAAGACAGGGACGGCTGAGTAGGCAGGGGGCCCGATGCCCGGAGACGAGACGTACACCCATGCGATAGACGCGGTGGCAGGCTTCGGCCCATGGTGGGCGCTTGCGGCTGCGCTTCTGCTTGTCGTGGTGCTCACGGCATGGAGGGTCATCCCCATGTGGGACGCCCGCAAGACACGAGAGCTCGACATAGCGCAGCAGCGGGAGGAGCGCATGCGCGCGGAGCTGGACGAGCGCATCGAGTCGGGGAAGCGCACCGCAGAGGCCGACGCGCGGATGGCCGACGCGGTGCGCAGCGCTGCCGACTCGCAGCGTGCCGTGGCGACGGCGCTCGAGGTCGTCTCGGCGAAGTTCGACGCGAGCGCCGCGCACTCCTCGCACATGGGCGAGCAGGTGGAGACAATCGCGCACCAGGTGGACGACATACACGCCGCCACCGTGAGGGGGAGATGAGATTGAAGATCAACTGGAAACTGAGAGTAAAGAACAAGGCGACGCTCGCCGCGATCGCGTCTGCGACGGTCGTCTTCGCGGCGCAGCTGGCCCAGGCGCTCGGCATCACGCTGCCAGTCAGCCAGGACCAGGCGCTCGGGCTCGTGACGAGCCTGCTGACGGTGCTCGCCGCCCTCGGCATCGTTGTGGACCCGACCACGGACGGCCTGTCCGACTCGGAGGCGGCCATGGGCTACGAGGAGCCAAGGCAAAAGGATGCGAAGTAGGAACGCGAGAAAGACGGGGGTGGCCATATGGCATGGGCACATGTGACTGAAGCTTATGACAGCTTTCTGCAGGCAAAGGACGAATGGGTCTACGACCAGTCCTACCACTACACGAATCCATGGGAGACGTGCCGCACTGACTGCAGCGGCCTTGTGTGGTGGCTCATCGACAGCCTGGACGAGGTATGCGCCCAGGCGATGACCTGGCATGGCAGCACCAACACGACGGCCATGCAGCAGACGTGCCGGTACATAGGTCGCAACCTGGATGCAATCGAACCTGGCGACATCATCCTGTGCAACTACGGTACCACGTCTAGCGTGATGGGCGGCGGTCACAGCGGTAGTCACGTGGTGATGTACGTCGGCGGCGGTTTGATCATCGACATGTTCCCCGGTTGCGACATGCGCGAGCGCAGCGTATGGGAGCTTGTCGGCGAGGTCGGCTGGTGGGGCATCTACCGCCCGCCCTACACCGATGTGGAGCAAGCGGTCAGCGACGGCCTCGGCGGCACCTACAGGTGCGTCGCCGAGCCGCACCTCAACGTCCGTTCTGCCCCCACGACTGCCGGGTACCTGGTGTACGCGGCCGACGGTGAGCAGGTCGTGTACGAGCCCGGCGAGACGGTTGCGCTCGACGATTGGCGCGAGGAGCACGACGGCTACGTTTGGGGCCGCTACACCGGCGGCAGCGGCCTGGTACGCTATCTTGCCGTCGGGCCCGCAGATGGCTCCGAGACGTACCTCGAACGCGTGTAAGGGCTGCCGCATCAGGGCAGTGCTGGCCCGCTAGGTCGCATCGCGCGCGACTCGAAAGCCCCCGACGGGCTTCGGTCTGTCGGGGGATTTTCTGTGTGTCCCATTCACGTCCCATCAAGCCGAAAAAATCACAATATACAGAAATACGCATTAATCAAAATCAAACAAATGCCATGTAAAGGCATGTGGTGTGATTCGCAAAAATACATATGGCATGTTGTTATGACCATGGGAAACCAGGACCCCGAATGGTGGTTCGATGTGGTGGGCAACAAGGCCCATGTCAAGGAGATGGCCAAACGTTTCAAGGATGACGCCGACCCGCTCAAAATAGTAATCGTCGTGGATATGTGGCTTACCGGTTTTGACGTACCGAGCCTTGCCACCATGTACGTGTACAAGCCCATGCGCGGCTACAACCTGATGCAGGCTATTGCCCGCGTGAACCGAGTGTACAAGGACAAGGAAGGCGGGCTGGTCGTTGACTATGTGGGAATAGCCAATGCCCTCAAGCGCGCTATGAAGGACTACACCAAGCGCGATCAAAAGAAGTACGGCGACATGGATATCGGCAAGACCGCTTACCCCAAGTTCTTGGAGAAGCTGGCTGTTTGTCGTGACAAGATGTTCGGCTTCGACTACTCCGAGTTCCTGACAACCGAGTCTGCCGCGCGCCGAAGCGAGCTCATAACGGGCGGCGTGAACCATATTCTCGCGCCCGGCGATGAAGAAAACACCAGGGACTTCATGGAGCAGGCTGGTGTCATGCTCAAGGCGTATGGTCTTGCCAAGAGCC